CCCGGGCAGAGCGTGCAGGTTTCCGGCGTCGTCGGCATGACACAAATCAACGGCCTGCGCGCCCTGATCACCGCCACTTCCGGGACGACGATCACGGTCGCCATCAACTCGACGGCCTTCTCGACCTACACCAGCGGCGGCGCCGTCCATACCCGCCCGCAGTCGGGTGAAACGGTGTCGGCCGGCTATGAATTCGATTTCCCGGTGCGCTTTATGACGGCGCTGCCGGTCGGCCAGGATTATCCAGGCTACCGGCCGGTCGACGGGGTGTCGCTGGTGGAACTGCTCAACCCATGAAAGCCACCGTCGCGCCTTACGCAACCGCCGCCTGGTGCGTGCGGATCGAATGCACGAACGGCACCATCGTGCGCCTGACATCGTATCCGCACGACCTGACCATGAGCAACGCCACGGTCTATAAAACCGACTACGGATACGAGCCGACCGCCTTCTCGGCGTCATCCTCGATGAGTCCGTCGGCCATCGACCTTGAAGGCATCGTCGCCGCTGCCGGCATATCCCGCGATGCGCTGGCCTCGGGTGTGTTCGACAACGCCCGCGTCTATGTCTTCAAGACGAATTTTCTGGTGCCGGTCGAGGATTACGAGGAGGTCGCCGCCGGCTTTTTCGGCAAGGCGACCTTGATGGACGACCATTACCGGATCGAAGGCATGAGCCTTATCGACGCGCTCAACCAGGCAGTCGGAAGCATCTACCAGGCGGCCTGCCCTCGCACCCTTGGCGATTCCGGATGCACGGTCAATCTGGCGGCGATTACCGTCACCGGCTCATTGACCAGCGTGACCAGCAGTTCGGTCGTCCGCGATTCGTCAAGATCGGAAGCCGCCGACTGGTTCGGGGCCGGCACCATCCATTTCACCACCGGGCAAAACACCGGCCTGAAACCACTTGAGGTGAAAGATTACGCCGCCAACGGCACGGTCACGACCTTCGAGCCGTTCTATTACACGCCGGTCATCGGCGATGCCTATGTGCTGGTTCCGGGGTGCCGCAAGCGCGAGGCCGACTGCCGCGACAAGTTCGCCAACATTGTCAATTTCTTCGGATTCACGCGCATCCCGACCTCATCCACCTACACCAAGTTTGGTGCCGAATGACCCGCGCCGCCATCCTTTCAGCAGCACGCGCAGAAATCGGCACGCCGTTCCGCCATCAGGGCAGGTTATCCGGCAAGGCGCTGGATTGTGCTGGGCTGATTATCATGGTCGCCAAGGCCATCGGCGCGGAATACCTCGATTTTCCAGGCTACAGCCGCCACCCGTCGGACGGTCTTCTAGAATCTGCCCTCGATGCGCAAGCCTCGCTTGTCCGTATGCCCCTATCAGACATGCAGTCAGGTGACGTGCTTCTCATGCGCTTCAATACCGACCCGCAGCACCTCGCCATCTTCGCCGGCCATTCTGCTGTCTATCGGGCCGAAGGCATCATTCACGCCTGGTTGCAAGCGCGCAAGGTATGCGAACACGTCCTCACCGACGAATGGCGTGGCCGCATCGTGCGCGTCTATCGCTTCGCGGGGGTCGCATGAGTAGCGCCGGTCAGGTAGTTGGCGGGATTGTTGGCGGGGTTGTTGGTATAGCGTTCCCCGTCGTTGGTTTTGCGCTTGGCGCGTCTATCGGCATGGCAATTGGCGGCTATATCGACCCGCCAAAAGGCCCGAAGGGTCGCCCGCCGTCCGCTTCCGACCTCGCCGTCCAGACCGCCACCTATGGCGCACCACTCAGCGATGGTTATGGTACCTACGGCACGCTGGGCAATGTCTTCTGGGTCGAAGGCAACACGCTGCGCGCAGAGGAACACAAGGCCGAAGGCGGCAAGGGCGGCGGCGCTACCGGCCCGTCGACCTATGACATTTTCGGCACCTTCGCGGTCGGCTTCGGCGAAGGAGAAATTGACGGTTACGGGCGCATCTGGTTCGGCTCCAAGCTGGTCTGCGACTTCAGGTCATCGGATGTCGGCACGATCATCGCCACCACAGAAAACGGCGGCAGCATCACGCTTTACACCGGATCGGCATCCCAACTGCCTGACCCGCGCATTCAGGCCGATATGGGCGCGGCCAACACGCCGGCCTATCGCGGTCTGCATTACATCGTCGTCAGCGATTGGCCGATGGCGGATTATGGCAATTCGCTAATGGGCTTGCAGATCAAGGCTGAAATCGTCCGCACTGCCACTTTCGACCAGTATGCGCGGCGGGTATATGTGCCGGATGACTTGATTCCTAGAACGACAAACCTTCCTGGCGCTGGGTCGACCGAATATGGTTATTACAATCCGCGCATTGAAAGTGGTGTGTTGTTGGTTGATAAGTCGAACACGGAAGCCGGCTACGAATACGCCTACACATGGGCGATTGACTTTGAAGGCAACCTGCTTTCGCAAACGCCGTGCGTAGTAGAGGCCGGTCAGTTCGGCTACATCGGCGCAATCGCCGCAGGGCTGGTCACGTTTGATGGATATTACGCCGGAACATTCAAGATTGCAGGAACGGAGTTCAAATTAAAAACGGCAGACCCAAACAACACCTGTCACGGCATGGCCGTTGGATTGGATGGGCGGCTCTATGTGCTTGAGCGTGTTGCCGGCGCGTGGCTGTTCAACATCTATGACGGCGGAGACCTGTCGCTTATATCGAGCGGAATAAATTACTCGATCCGGCTCGCCGATAACACAATTTCAGTCCCCTGCATCCCTGGCTCGCCCGTCACGTTTTGTATTGAAGCAGACGGGGTTAACCTATGGACGGCGCAGGAAGGCGGCGGATATGACCACTTCTTGTTGTGCGGAATTTCGCCATCCGGCGATCTGACGACCACCCACGTATTCAATGAACTGTTTCTAGGCACCTATGGAACCATGTCGGCAATCGCGGCCAAGGACGGGTTATGCTTTGGGGTCAACAGCGGCGGCGGGTTCTATGTGTTCGACCGCAACCTTATCATTGGCACTCCGACTGTGCCGCTGGCCGACATCATCAGCGCCCGCTGCCTTAAAACTGGCCTGCTTGATGCTGCTGATATCGACGTAACCGCAATCACAAAGCAGGTGCGTGGGTACAAGGTTCCGACCGTCGCCCCAGTACGCGCCTCACTTGAACCATTGCAGGCTGCCTGGCCGTTTGACGTAATACCAAAGGGCTACAAATTAAAGTTCGTGCCACGCGCTGGGGCATCGGTCGCCACCATCGACATCGGCGAACTCGGATGCGTTGCCGGTAATGACAAGCCTAGCGTGCGGATCACATCTAGTCGCGAAATGGATACCCAGTTGCCCCGCGAGGTGCAGGTAACTTACCTCGATGTTGGGCGCGAGTATGACCCGAACACTGGGCCGGGTGCAAAACGCTGGAATACGGATGCGGTCAATGTCGAGAACCTGGAACTCGCCATCGTCATGAACGCCACGGAAGCCGCGCAAACCGAGGAAGTGCTGCTCTACATGCGCTGGCTTGAACGCCATGACGTGTCGTTCGTCTTGCCGCCCACCCGCAGCAGCCTTGAAGCCGCTGATGTCATCACGATAAACAGCCCAACGGCAACCTACGAACTCCGCCTGACGGCGATCAACTATCTGCCTGATGGCCGGCTTGAATGCTCGGCAAAGTTAAACAACGCCGCCGTCTACACGTCGACCGCCGTCGCCCAGGAGGCGTTAAGCCCGGTCCAGGTGCTGACCTATCCGGGCGCCTCGGTATTGCAACTGCTCGATATTCCATGTGTCGATTCGGCGGTGATGGATGCACCAGGAATGCTGACAGCCGTCACCGGCTATTCTTCATCGTGGCCGGGCTGTACGCTGTTCAGGTCTGATGACGAAGGGCAGACGTGGATCGGGGTACAGGGATTCAATGCACCCGGCTGCACGATGGGACTGGCAACCAACGCCATCGGCGCCACCTCACGATATACCGTAGATCACGGCAGTATGCTGAATGTGCGCCTACTGGCCGGAGACCTTTCCAGCGTGACGCAAGACGCCATGCTGAACGGCGCGAATCATTTCGCCTACGGTGCCGCCGGGCGCTGGGAAATCATCGCTGCGCAGACCTGCACGCTGCAGGGCGATGGAACTTACACGCTGTCGAACCTGTTGCGTGGCCGATTCGGCACTGAGCAGTACATGACCGTCCACGCCATTGGCGATTCTGTCGTTCTGCTCGATACTGCCTCGGTCCGTTTTGTCGGCCTGAACATCGCCACGATGAACATCAGCCGCAAGTGGCGCCCGGCGACCAAGGGCCGGTCGCTTGACAGCACCAGCGAAACCGTCGCCGCCTATACTGGAGTTAATCTAAAGCCACTCGCCCCGGTAGATTTGAATGGACATATTGATGGCGCGTCGCTGGATTACGTCATCAAATGGACGCCAAGGTCTCGCACCTTGGTGGAGCCGTTTTCCGGCCTGGCTACGCCGCTCGGCGAAACATCGGCGTCCTATGAAGTTGAAATCTGGAGCTCTGACTATTCAACGCTGATTCGCACGATTTCAGGGTTGACCAGCCCCACGGCAACTTATACATCGGGTCAGCAGATTACTGACTTTGGCATCGAGCAGGATACGCTTTACGTCAAGATTTATCAGTTGTCTTCAACCGTTGGTCGCGGGTTTCCGATGGTTTCAAGTATTGAGCGGTCGGCTTCTAACGACCCATTCAGCGCCAGCGTCACGGTCGGGATGCATTTCAACGGCGCGAACAATGGAACGACATTTACCGAAGTCACTGGCAAGACCGTAACCGCTATCGGCGATGCGAAAACAGTTACGGCGCAGTCAAAGTTCAACGGGTCGTCATTGTATTGTGATGGCACGGGTGACGGTGTGTCCATCCCGAACTCCGCCGATGTGCTGCTTGGTAGCGGTGACTTTACTGTTGAAGTGTTTGCAAGGCTGTCCGATTTAACGGCAGTCAGTTCAATCTTCAACGTCTGGGGGTCAAGCGGGAACTGGTCATGGGGCTTATTCCACTACAGCGGAAATATACAGTTTGCGTTTTCAACCGACGGCACGACACAGACCAACGCCGTGATTGCTACGTCTGGAATTTCCGCTAATACATGGGTGCATCTCGAGGTTGTCAGGTCGGGGCCAAATATTTACGTATTTATCGATGGGGTTCAGAAGGGGGCAACCTACAGCGTAGGGTCGTCGGCATTCTATGCATCATCCTCTGATCTCGGTGTCGGAATAATTCCATCAACTGCATACGGCCCGTGCGCCGCATACTTCGCCGATTTCCGCCTGACCAAGGGCGCCCGCCACATAGCGAACTTCACCCCGCCGGCGGTTTCATTCCGTTACCCATAAGGACTATTCATGGCTGACTACGCAAACCCATTCGGAACGATTTCACAAAGCGGAGCTTCGCAGGATGTCAAAGCCAATGCGCTATTTGACGCACTGTCTCCAGCCGCGTGCTACGGTCTCAACGGCGCGACGACGTCGGGGATTACGCTCGGCCTCCACGGGGGAAAAGTGCTGATTGCCGGGGTAGTGACGACCATCGCCGCCACCACCCTGACGCTGACCGGCTCGGCGACAAACTATGTCCAGGCGCATCCGGATACCGGCGCCGCCAGCACCAACACGACCGGTTTTACGCCTGGCTACCTGCCGATCGCCACTGTCACCACCAACAGTACCGGCATCGTCCCTTCCACCGGCTTCGTCGATCAGCGCTGCTCGTATGTCCTCAACGCGACGCTGGTCAAGGCGCTGAGCGATGCCAACACGACCCTGACGCAGCCGGAAGCGGCGAACTCGACCCTGACCTTCACCGGTACCCTGACGGCGACGCGCGACATCGTCGTGCCGCTGGTCGGCAAGCGGCAATGGACGGTCTACAACGGCACCGGGCAATCGCTGCGCTTCATCGGCGCCAGCGGCACCGGCATCACCGTCGCCACCGTCAAGCACGCAATCGTGCGCAGCGACGGCACGAACATCGTGCGGGTGACCGCCGACACGTAAG